GGGGGGGGGATTTTTGACCCCTAGATCTGTCGGAGCAGCCGGAAAGCCTGTAGAAACGCCTGAAATCGACGCAAACAGCCTATCGTAACGAACATTAAGGTCTTCCATCAGTTTATCGGCGACCTTTACGTCTTCTTTCCGCAGTAAGGTTTCCAGATGCAATATGCTGTTTAGTTAGTTCCACGTTCTATTTTCGGCGGGCCGGGCCTCTCCCGCCGGATTTGGGGCTTCCTTTATTTCAGATAAAATTTAACGGTTGATATGAGTTGGTCCGATAGTTTGTAAATGTCAGTAAGTGCTGTAATTAAATGTTTTGTTCCTTTCTTTTCCTCGTCAAACGTTTCAACATACTTTTTCCCTCCGTTGAAATGCAAGCCCAGATACTGCGCCCTCCGTAGTGGCTATCCGCTCCGCTGTTGTCGTTGGGGAAATCATTACCCGCAGCGTTCTTACCAAGCGAATAGCGTTCATAAAATCCGCGTAGTAGGATTGAAATACGATGGTGGACAAAATGTTTGTAAGAGCTGTTGTATCCATTGTAGGGGACCAGTATATAAGTTTTGTCCGCTCTTTTAGCATATCTTCGATTTCTTGTTGCGTCCGAAGTGTGGCGATAGCGATTATTTCGGCCACCTCTTTTGATTTTTCGGAGCATATGGTCCACATACGTTTAACAGCACCCTCCATCTGTTCGTCGTCGAAAATCAGATCAAGGTCTATTAGTCGGCGACTTATCATCGCGAGTCGTCCGAGTTGGAGGGGGTATAGGTAAAGGGTTATTTGTTCTTTGTCATTGCCTTCAATCTCGAACGATTCAATTTTTTCAGTCAGTGTGTCAAGTGCACGTTGTTCTGTAAGGCGGCCGACTTCTTCTTTTTTCATATTATAAACTATTGTTTTTGCTCCCGCCCCGTCCTCGAGACGTGATGCAAGTCGTCAGCTTTCCAGCGGGATAGAGAATTTACAAAACGCTCTTGGTATATTCCGGAGTTGTAATCGGCCACCAGGAATAACCACCTTGTTCCGGAGCTAAAACTTTCGCAGATACTTGAATTTGGAGCGGGTCGGTTTTATTGATTCCACCACCCAATGTCGCTACATATTTTAACCTTGCAAAAGCGATGGAGCCTCCACTTTTGGAATCGAATACGAATGCTTTTACTCCTTCGTAAATCTCGCCTTTTGCAGGTTCTGTAGTTCCGAAGTAAAATTCCATCGTGTCGTCGTCAAAATCTACGACATTCCAAGTAACTTCTTTTGTGCCTGTCGTTTCGTCGATTGCAGAGTAAAATGGGTCTGCTTCTCCTTCCCGATAAAAATCATTACTGGAAGGTATCGCGAAATTGGTGGAAACACCACCATTATAAGGCTGACTGATTTTGGTGAAAGCCTTCATTAAGTCGGCAGCCTCAGCGTCTTTTACTCCTTTCGGGAGAGGATTACCTGCATGAACGGCTTTCAGTCCGATTATTTGTCCCATGTTTAATATTTTTTAAGTTTTACTTTGAGGTTTGAAAATGTGTAGGAGATCCCCTCCTCACTAATAAGAGTTTCATCGCTCACATCAAAGAACCAGCGTTCGTTGATAGGGTAGTATCCTAGTGAATCGAAAGCGAGACGAGTTAGTTCGTTCAGACGGTTGCGATCGGGGTAGCGTTGCTCTTCACGACCGATTGTCGGTGTTGTGTCCGGTACATAAATGTTTACATTTACGGTTGCCACCTGCGAATCTCCGACGACATTTGACAATGAGCCTACGACGATAAATTCTCCCGAAGGATTATTCGGGTAGTGGTCCGCATACATCATCGGCACGGTCTTCCCTAACAGCGAATCCCGGATGCGATCCCAGACGAGTTTGAATATTTCCGTAGAGGTCAGGTTCATCGCTTTTTCGATTTTAAGAATCGAGCGAACTCCGCTTTGAGTTTTTCAGCAGTAGATTCCACCCAGTTTCCCGACCCTTCGAGAACGTCGAAACCTTTAGCCTCGACATATTTCGCGTATTCCATACCGGCTACCCATACGAGATATGTTTTGTTAGCGGGAAGTTCACGGGCGACAGACCGGGCATGTTCAAGCCCTTTGGCATGAGCTTCATCGGCACCTTTGTTCCCTTTAGGATTGCCGTCCGGTCTGACACGGCGGTTATACTTGAAAGATTCAGCAATGATTCTTCCGTATTGTACCACAACATACCCGATGGAGTTGCGTAGGTTACCCGTGTGATCGGTATAACTACCGTGTTCGCGGGCGTACTTCACCACTCTTTCCCCCAACGCCGACAACCATTCTACAGCTTTTCGGTCGTACTCTTCTTTTGCTCGCGCAAATTCAAGTTCCACCTCACGCCAGTTGGTACACTTTACAGCCATAATCTCGTGTTTTCGTAACGTTGTCCGCTTTTGTAGAATCCCTGTACCGGATACGACGCCGTGTCCTTGTCTTTCGGTTTGGCCTCAGTGCGGAGCGAACGGTCGAAGATGTTGAATCCTCGGCTGTCGAATATGCGTACTTTCGTCCCGATAGGAATTGGCTGTGTATCTGCAGGCATCGTAACCTCGAAAGAGTAGAGGAAGGCATCCCCGTTTTGCCCTTTGATTTGCTGTGCTCGTCCATTCTGACGGGCATTGCATCGTCCGATGACACGCCATTCATGCGCACCTTCGATCCACGAACCATCAGGATTTTGCGAGGCGTCCTCCTCGTACCACATTTCGAGCGTATAGGGGAATCTTACCATTGGTCGGAAATGTCGGTAATTTTCGATCGAGTATCGAACTCTTCGGCAATATCGTCCAGCCCGTTTTCCTTTGCGATATGGAAAATGCGCTTTTCCAGTTTGTCCGTGTACGACAATGAATAGCCCCCGTTGCTCTCACTCGCAAGAACAATGAGATTTCGCAGAATGGCGATTGTGGCTTTTGCCACGCTAATTTTATCGGTTACCGTATAGTCTGCTTGAGTGTCTATTCCCTCGTCAATGCAGGCCTTTTCTTTGAGGAAAGGATCCACATCGTAAGGATACAGACTTGCCGATATTGCCTCGAAATTCTTCATACAACTACGATTCTACGGTCAGCGAATAGATGCCGTTGATTTCGGTGATAACCGGAAGTGACAGCGACTGTGCTTTCGTGAACTCTACGCCGTTAGAGTTGTCGGTTTCGCCCTTGCCCCACTGTGAAATGCGGATGCGTCCGTAGTTAGAGTAGGTGACACCCGGCTCTTGCCGCAGCTCGTTGTCGGCATAGGCGTTCTTGATGACGCCCAGTTTGCCCGCAGGTACGAACACGAGGTTCTTGTCGTTCCACGGCGAATACTCCGTAAGTTTACCGTTATCCTGAATACGGGTCATGCGGCGGATGACTTCGAATGTCGGGAATCCGTTCGAACGCATAAACTCGTTCAGGTTCGCCAGCAACAGCGGTGTGGACGACTTGTCACTACCGAATACCGCCAACTTCATCTTCTTGTTGCGGAGGATATACGACAGGCGTTTCTGCGAGAGCAGAATGCGGTCGAACGTAACTTTGTCCTGTGCAGCATCGAGGATGGCTTGAATATCCTCCAGCGTATCGACCGTATCTTTATTGCCATCCGTCCATAACGTTTTCGCGGTGGCAATGTTCTCGCTCGGCATTTTGTAGTCGATCGTACCGCGCACACCACCCTCTGGGTTATTGGACGCGTCAAACGTGAATACGCCTTTGTTCGACAATGCTCCGAGGAAGATGATGTCCAGTTTCGATTGCACGGAGTTCACGACCTTCGTAACATTGTTCCACATCAGATTGATGAGCTGCTGTGTCTTGGCCGAATCGGACAGCATCCGCGAATCGAGAATCTGCAACACCTTACGATACTCTTCGATAGGCATCGAATAAGACATCTGGTGGGTTAATACCTTCTGCTTGATCGTTTCCAGTCCCTCGGTTCCCATGATAGGCTCCTTACCTTTGGAGTCGAGCGTTGCAGCGGCGACGCTCAAATTGTACGAGCCGATCAACTCCTCGAAGTTCAGTCCGACGGTGGGGGTGTCCCAGTCGAGGAATCGCTCGTAAATATTTTGGTCGAATAGCCGCTTACGCAGTTCAGAGGCGGCATCGATGCGAATCTGCACCTGTTTAGTCAGTTCGCCGAAAATGGATGAATAAAATACTTCGTTCATTGTTTACCTCCTCTTTTACTGTCGTACATACTTGATTTCGGGGTTGTTCTTCAGGCTGTAACCCTGAAGCCATGCAGCAGGGACGGGATAGGCTACATCCTTGAGGATGATACCTGCATATCCGGCCGATACGGTCTGGAATCCGTTATTGGCGGAATAGACCATGTCGGTTTCGACAACTGCATCAGGCAGATTGTCGTCCGAGAGGACATCTACGCCTTCAGTCGCACCCGTTACGGCCGCTGCGAACGTGATCACATCGTAATCTGCATTTTTGGTATCAATGCTTTTTACGGTCGAATTTGACTCGCCGACCTTAACCGCATCTCCTACTTGGAGCATGGAACCCTTCTTGACATGTGGAGCAGTGGTTGTGCCGCCCGACAGAACACGTGCACTCTTGCATATGGAACATTCCATGTTGTCGAAGTCGAGCTTGATCGGCGTACCTTTGGGAATCTTTGTCCCTTCGGGATAGGTTCCCTTCAGTTTGAAGTCCCCCGGCAATACGGCGAACTCACCGCGCCAGAATATGGGGAAACCGCCCTTTACTTTTGTTTTTTCAAATACGATTGCCATGATTTTACGTTTTGGTTACTCTTTGTCCGGAAGTGTTTCAGCCCACGCCTTTGCGAGTTCTTTGCCCTGCGCTTCGGGCGTGGACATCGGGAATCCCGAACCTTTCCCTTCCAGCCCTGCGGTAACCAGATTTTTCTGCACGTTTGCGAGGTAGTCGCCGATCGTTTTTTCATCTGCATCGTCGGCGATGACGAATCCCTCTTTCATGCGCCACTCCGGAATACCGAGTTCTTTTGCCTTTGCGGAGATGAGATTGGCCCGGTCGTTCTTGGCCTTTTCAGCTTTCAGAGTATCGCTCTCCGCTTTGATGGCGTTGTAACGCTCCTCCTGTTGCTTCTTGTAGGCTTTGAACCACGCAGGTTCCTCATCGTCGGGTTCGTTTTTTTTGCCCTGCCCGCCCCCATTTGCAGGAGATGCCTCACTCTTTGCCTTGAGTTCGTCATACAGTCCTTTCAGTGCGTTGTACTCGGTGCGTGCACGATCAGCGTCAGACTGGAAAACTTTAAGGAAAGGTTCGACCCCGCTGACTGCGGTTTCAATTTGCGATTCATCGGTGACGGATTTTTCCAAAATGGAGGCTACTCCGTCGAGAGCCTTCGCTCCGAACCCCAAATTAGAATACTTGGTTTTCAGCGCTACGAGAATTTTCTCTTTCATGTTTTTTCGTTCTATATGGTTTCGAATAAATCATCATATTCGCACAAAAAAGGTCTGTCAGCCGACGCCAACAGACCCACTAACAATTACATGAAGGTTATATCGTTCTGCAACTGGTGGGCTGCGACTTCACAGCCTCTGCGACAAAAGTCAGTATGTTCGGCACATTATGCAAATTATTTTAAGGAAAAATTCGTTAAAAAAAGAGGAGAGCAATTCTCACTGTCGGAAAATAGCTTTATTGAAATGATTCATTCCAAAAAGTGCGAAAAATAGTGCAAGAAGGAGAGGTATCCCGCAATGGGAAATTAGATTGGGTTTGTGTCTAAATTGTGTGCCCGACTAAAAACAAACCAGTCACCTACAGGGCTGTAAGTGACTGGTTTTCTGTGTGGTGCCACCGGGAATCGAACTATCCTTTCAAGTGGCTGAATATCTTTGATTTATGAATCAGCAAGTAGTGTAATCTCCCGCTATTGCTCCACCGGATTGTTGCAGCGTTCTGCGTCAGATTGCGTGGAGGTTTCCTTTATCGATTACAAATATACAGCTTTCTTTTGAATGTCAGGCATGTAATCATGAAAACTTCTCCACCTTGGTTCAAAATCCTTTTTGGACTTCCCAATAGCCGCCTTTATTCGGGCCGATATGTTTTATCATCCCTTTTTCTTGGAGTGAAACTAACCGACGTTTACGCTGCTTTCATGTATGCCTAAGCGACTTACCAACTCTTTCCTTTGTATAAAGGATTTTCTTTTATTAGTTCAAGAATGACGTTTTCTTGCTTTTTCTGGTCGGTTTCTGGTCGGTTTCTGGGTCGCTTCTGGGTTGTATTGGGTCGTAGCCCTTTCTGGGTATTCAAACTTGAACGTTGTCCAGATACCTGAAACATCATAGCGGAATTCCGGCGTGGAGAATCCGTCATTCTTACAAGCTGTGATGATGCGCTCAATACCGCGTCCCCATGCCTCAATTTCACCTGCACGGAAGAACGTATTAGCAATATCAGGGTTGTAAGGCATACTTCGGTGTGAGGACAATAAGGTTTCCACCGTCCACCCTTCAGGCAATACCCCACCGTTGATTATCTCCAACTTGTTTTCATACACACGGATTTGAATGGGAGAAGGTTCAGCATAGTCTTTATTGATGCAGGCATTCAATAACGCTTCACGCAGTATGGGTGATGTTTCTAGCCGTAAATGTCCTTGTTGATAATCGTATTTGGTACATTGTAAATCAATCAATTTTCATTGATAGAACAATCTGTTCTTTTGTTAAGTGAAAAAAAATCACTATATTTGCGGACAAATAACAAATTTTGTTGATATGAAAACTGATATAAACCGTCTGAAAGTTGTTTTAGCAGAAAAGAAGAGGACAAATAAATGGCTATGTGAGCAATTAAAGGTCAACCCATCAACTGTTTCAAAATGGTGTACAAATAGTTCACAGCCGGACCTTGAAACCTTAGTTAAAATATCACATCTATTAGATGTAGAATTGGACGATTTAGTGGATAAGAAATTCATAACTTCTCAACACTAAATCAAGTGTCTGAGTTATGGTAAAAAGCTAAAATGAGAAATAAACGTATTGAATATATAATAGATGAAATCCTCGATCAGTATGCGTATGCTGACGAATCTACCCGACCATGGATTATAGGATTCAGTGGGGGAAAAGATTCGACGGTATTATTAATGCTTGTATGGATTGCACTCGAAAAGCTAAAAGAACTACCGGGACCATTTCAACTTCGTAGACCAATATACGTAGTATGTAATGATACAATGGTTGAAAATCCTATAATTGCATCGTATGTTGACCAAGTCCTTGAACAGATAGAAAAGAAAGCGAGAGAAGAAGACTTGCCCATTTTTGTCCGAAAGACTACACCTCGATTAGAAGATTCTTTCTGGGTTAATGTTATCGGGAAAGGTTATCCTGTCCCGAATACTGCATTTAGATGGTGTACTGAGAAAATGAAAATTAAGCCTACTGCTCGTTTTATATTAGAACAAGTTGACGAATGTGGGGAAGCTATAATTTTAATTGGAACAAGAAAAGAAGAAAGTGCGACTCGTGCCCGTTCAATCAAGAAACATGAAATTCACGGTAAACGTCTTACAAAACATACTCTTTTGGCAAATACATATGTATATGCACCGATAAAAGAATTAATGTTAGAGGAAGTTTGGGGTATCATAAATGGCATACCATCACCTTGGGGGTTCGATAATAATATTTTGTTCAATATATATGCAGATGCGAGTGCGGATGATTATGAGTGTCCTTCAGTTGTTACAGATGATAGTCATGGAACTTGTGGCAGAAGTAGGTTTGGCTGTTGGACGTGTACCGTAGTAAAAGATGATAAATCCATGCGCTTGCTTATAAAAAATGGAAGAGAATGGATGCAACCGCTTTATGATTTTAGATTAAAATTGGATCAAGAACGTAATATCATCGAGAACCGATTCCCATTGCGACGTGATGGAAGAAGGGCCGTGAATGATATGGGACCCTACACCTTCACATATAGAGCAAAAATGTTGGAAGGCTTACTGAATGTTCAACATGAATTACAACAGCATAATCCTGAAATAAAACTTATTACCGATCAAGAATTGATTGCAATTCAAGTAAATTGGTATCGAGATTTTAACTTTGCACATCAAGTATCAGAAATATATAACAAAATCTATAATTCCTCATTAAATATGGAAGAGGGCAAGATAAAAAACAAATTGGAAGCAGATTTGATGAAAGAGATTTGCCAAGAGAACCTTGAAGAAGGTGAATTGATAGAGCAACTTCTCATGCTTCAGAAAAGCAAGTCACTTATGCAGCGACGCCGTGGCTTGAAAACAGAAATTGAGTCTCGTTTAGAGGAATTTGTAAATAAAAAGAAGTCATGACGATACGCGAAATAGAACTTGATAATTTCCGAATTTATAAAGGGAAGAATAAGATCGAACTTTTTCCCGATGGGAATAGGAATCTGATTATCGTCAGTGGTAATAATGGTTTCGGTAAAACAACTTTTCTCATGTCATTAGTTTGGTGCCTATATGGTAAGAACATGGGAAAGGTTGATGAACTATACCGTAAAGAAATTGACGAAAAAGGAGGTTATAGTAAGTACATTGGTAATAGTCTCAACTTTGCTGCACAGAAAGAAGGTGTAACTCGATTCTCTGTGTCCGTTACATTTACGGATGTAGAAATTCCAGATACGCCTTGCACCGAGATAACCATTGTTCGTTCTTATGATAGTGCAACGAATTATGATGACGAGTTAGAAATTTTGATTGATGGTCGGAAGAACGATTTGTTCACGGGGTCAAAAGAGGAAATTGCAAAAGAAGAGGAAATATTTATTCGGGATTACATACTTCCAATAGAAATTGCAAAATTCTTTTTCTTTGATGCAGAAAAGATAGTTTCATTTGCTCAAATAAATACTCCAGAACAACGAAGGGATTTAAGTCTTGCATATTCTCAAGTTCTTGGCATACAAAAATATGAAGATTTAAAAAATGAATTAGTCAGAATCCAGGATGACTATAGGAAGTCATCTGCTAAACCTCAAGAGAAACGCGAGTTTAATGGGCTAATTGCAGATATTGATTTCAAAGAAGGTGAAATTGACAGGTTGACTGAGGAAATTAGTAATCTGGAAGAAGACCGAGCTTTTAAACGCCATAATTCAGCCGAACTTCAATCAAAATTGATTCGTGAGGGTGATACTATGTCTGTAGACGAATTGCAGAAATTAAATAATAGGAAGGCCGAACTTGACATAGTACTAAGGGAAGCAGATGACAGCCTTAAAGATTTATACAGCCTTATCCCATTTGGCTTGGCAGGAGGTATTATGTCTGAACTTTCAACACAATTAGAAACGGAAAAAGCGTATAAACAGAATAAACTTCAACTGGAAGGAATTAATGATAAAACTGATGTCATACTCGGCGATATTGAAGAAGCAAAGAAGGATCTCCATTTCTCAATTGATATAAAGACTAGAGACTTCTACGAACAGCAAATCAGACAACTCATTAAGAAATATTTTTATAATGTTTCTGATGAAAGTAGGTTTGAACACTTCTGTATATTGCATGACTTTAGTCAGGGGCAGATTGAAGAGTTTATGCATCTTATTGCGAAAATCAAAGATAGCAAATCTTCTTTTGAGAATCTAATTAATAAATACACCAAAGCAAAATCTGAATTATACACAATCGAAAAGAATATTCGCGAGGCCGAGAAAAAAGCAGAGAGTGATTACGTTCAGGATTTGAGAACCCGAAAAGAAAATATCGACCGTCAGATAGATTCTATAGGTGTAGAAATTGGGAAAAGACAAAGTGAAATAGAGTCACTTAAAGAACAAGTAGTTGCTCATAAAAAGCAAAAGGAGATTCTCTCTAAAAAAATAAATGTTTCGGATCAAAACCGAGCAGTTGACAATGAAGCTACACGCCTAATCAATACAATACAAAAATTCCTTATTCGCTTTAAAGAAGAAAAGAAAAAAGCTCTAGCAAAAAAACTGGAAGTAAAACTTCAATCATATTTACACAAGACCAATCTTGTTAAAAAAGTCATTGTAGACATCAACGGCAATGGTGATGATGTTGACATTTGCCTATTTGGATATGATGATAAGAAAATTGATAATAGCATTCTCTCCATGGGAGAACGTCAGATGTTTGCATCTGCACTATTAAGTGCTTTGGTTGATGAAACAGAAATTGAGTTTCCTGTTTTCATAGATAGCCCAATGCAGAAATTTGACCCGCAACATACAAAGAATGTACTCACGAAGTTCTATCCAAATGTTTCAAAACAAGTGATTCTGTTTCCTCTTCTAAAAAAAGAATTGACGGAAGAAGAATATCAATATATTCAGCCAATTGTAAATAAATCCTACTTGATAAACAATGAAAAAGATGGTTCGCACTTTGTTGAAGTGAAACCAGAAAATCTTTTTGAAGAATATAATAATAGCGGATATGCAAATTAACATCAAAACATCAGGAGAAAATCAAACCATTGTAACCCAATTAACAAAAAAACTTACTGGGGGTACAAAAGAAAATGTAATAGCTCGTATTGCATTAGGCTATTCTTTGTCTACAGGTAAACGCTTCACTCAACAGGAATTTTCTACATACGATTCACAAGGAAAAGAATACAAGGATCATATCCTGTTTGATGGACAGTATAGAGATTTCTACATTGCCTTAATTTGTCAGGCATATGGAATAACTAAAAATGACGAGCTTATCCCAAAGTATATAAAACTACATATTGATCATGGATTAGAAAAGATAAATTACCTGTTTGAAAATAATCCACAATACACTTTCTTCGATTTCTTAACTGAATATTTCAGAAAGGGAATTGATATGATTGAAGATACTCCCGAAAGATTCGATTGCGTTGAGAATAGAAATCAACACATCACAAAAAGTGTGTTTTCTGGTCCTATTAAAATCAAAGTGGGATATAATATCGTAACAAGAGAGGATGTATATTGTTGTTTTAACGATTCAACTCGCTACAACAATCAACACATTGCTGTAGCAGGAAAGTCTGGCTCCGGAAAGACTCAATTTGCACTTGAACTTCTTCGTCAACTATATAAGCAGACACAAGGTCAGGTCAATTTTCTATTCCTTGATTTTAAGGGATTGAGTGAAGATGACAAAATCAAAATGAATGATTTTTTTGCAGAAACTCATACAGAATGTATAAATGCCCCTCACACACCATTTCCTTTAAATCCCGTTTCGTTCATTGACAATGTTAACGAAAAGAACAAAATAGTTGGTATAAACAAATTTGTTGACATTATTGCCAAGTACTCCAATATTGGCAAAAGGCAACAGCAAATACTGAAAGATGCCACTAAAGAAGCGTTTGTCCAGCATAAAGATGGCAAACACCCTTCATTGAAGGAAATTTATGACTTGGTTATAGAATCAGTCGGTGATAATCGTGACACTCTTACAGAAATTATGGAACGCTTAAGTGAGTATGAACTTTTTGCTTCGAATGTCAACGATCCAAGCATCTTCCTAAACAACAATTATTACTTTTCATTATCGGGAGAACTAGATAGTACCGTTCGATTCACGTCAGTTTTCCTCATCATTAACTACATCTTCAATGTATTTACTAATATGGGGGGAACAGAAGTAGTGGATGGCAACAGAAGTATGCGTTACGTGTTAATGATTGATGAGGCTCACGATCTGTTCCGTGAAAAAAAGTCTTTGGAAATTTTAGAAGTCTTGCTTAGGAAGATTCGCTCATACGGAGTTTCTATTGTACTTCTCTCGCAAGGCATATCGGAATACAATCAGGGTAATTTTGATTTTTCACAAGAATGTGAGACCGCATTTCTTTTACCGATAAATGATCTTAGCAACACGAAGGCTATCAATAAATTTCTTGGTTTAAGTGAGAGGGATGGTTCTCGTACAATGAGAAATCTTGAAAAATTAGATAACGGACAATGTGTATCTAATATTAAAGAATTACAGAAAGGAGACTTGTTTGAGGTCGTTCAATATTGGAAAGAAAAATAAATATGGAACATCCTAGATTTTCTGAAATATTAAAGGATCTTTACCTTAAAAGTATTGAGCCGTGCAAAGAACCAAGTTTTATACTATATTTTATTTTTATGGTAGTAATATTTGGGGGAATTGGCGTGTTTCTATCTTTATGGCAGTACATTAATGGAGAACCATTAAAATATGTTTCTCAAAATATGATGACTTATGCCGTTGCTTTATCCGTTCCGGCTGCATTTACCATATTTCTCCATGTCATTCCTCATAGTGACTATAAAGTAGGGACAGTCGCGAAATA